TGATGGTTTCGCTGCCCACGGTGATGTCTTTGGTGTCGCCGACGCTCCAACAATCATCAGCAACACCTGCTTGTGATAAAGCATCAATTTCGGCCCATGGGCTTTCTTCTAAGGATGGATATGAATACCCGTATTTAACATTATGGGAACTCTGCTGCCCGCCTGTCACGGACACGCTGCCGCCAGAAAACGTGTAGTGGTTCACTTCGCTGCCCGTTACCGTATATGTCCCAACAGGCACGTTATTGAACGTAACACTGCCGCTACCGCTGCGCTGTTGCGACAAAGTAGATCCCCCGCTCTGCGGCACCAAGCTAATCGTCACTGTACCGATCGGCATATTTGCTGGCTGGGTGCTAACGTTAACGGTCACACTACCAACACCAGCAGCATAGGTCACGTCTACATCAACGTTAGCGCCACCAACGACAGTCACGACGTCACTATCTGCTGGCGGCAGGAAGTTCGGCGTATCCCCAAGTCGCACCTTGTATTTGCGCCCATCGATCAGCTCATCAAACACGGTTACGCCTTTACCGTTAGCCGCTTTGACAACGTTTTCGTAACTCGTTTCCTGCGCGACCAACGTGATGTTATAGTCGCCAAGCGCTGCGAAATCGTTGGCAGTATCAACGTCAACGCTGATCGTGCCATACTTCATGCGATAGGTCAGGGTCACGTTGTAGCTGTTCCCGGCTACGATCGTGATAGGCTCAGATGGATCCGCCATAAGAGTCGATGTGTCGGAAAGCGTGACCACATAGGTCTTGCCTTCCTCCAGGTTCCCGATCTGCGTCACGCCGGTACCGCTGGCAGCCTGAGTAATGTTCTGCCCGCCGGATGTGGCCTGGTCTACCAGAGTGATAGTGTATTCACCGATCACGCCCTCAAATCCCTCATAGGCCTGCACGTTGACGTTGATCGTACCTTTACTGCCGCTCCATACGCATGATGCGTGGTTTGCGTCAGCCTGAGATTTGTTGTACACGCCCTCAGTAGAAAACGGAAAAGCGGTAAAATAATAGGTCTTACCAAACGTGAGACCAATAACCTCTTGCTCGCCAGCTACCGGGGTAACAGGATTGATATCATATACGCCTACCAACTCGCCATCATCAATGCTCACTGGATAAGCCGTATCACTGTAGCGGATCATAAAGCCATCTGGCACACAGGCCAACGTATCGCCCGCAGCATCGCCGTAAATGTAGCTGTTTTCAGGGCCTTTGAAGGATAATTTAATGCCTGATTCAGTGCTTGCTGCCGTGAAAGCCTGCATATCATTCGGCGGTAATCCACTGCCAGCCTGCAAATTATCGAGCATAGATTTAAGATCAGCCATTGTCACATATGCGCCAGAACTGATCGACAGATCAACGTTGGTGTCATTGCCAACATAAGTCAGAAGATCGATCTGTCTCTCAATCGCTGTGCCTGTGGTATAGGCCGCAATAAGATCTGCGGCGTCGCCAGCATTACCGTAGCTGTACAGCACTTCTGGCAGCACTGTGCCGTCTTCCTTAACAGCTTTACAATAAAGACCGAGCTCGCGGAAATAAAAATCTGATTCTATTTCATCGTTGCTGAACACGCCACCAACGACAACATGCGTGGCGTCTACGCGTTCCTTTTTGACAATTTCCAACTCAGCTTCCGGCGTAACTACTGCCGTTAGCGTTTTGGACGTCTGTCCAGATGGAATATAACCGCTGCCCATTACAATCTTTGTCGGCTGCAGTTTAGCTCCTAGCAGCACTTCGGATAAAAGCTGCGCGCCAGCATTAGTGACAACATTATCAACAAAGCTACTCATTAACTTTCATCTCCTTATAATTCTGCACCTATCGCGTACACATCATGCCCGGTTTCGTGATAACCAACGCCTGTGTGGAGCGGCATTTCGCCGGTCAGAGTTATCCGTATATCATCCAAGTGTGCTGATCCGCGTTTTACCATGTCCAAAACTCGTAAGAACTCATTCATTCTTGTATCCGTGATTTCCGGATTGCTGGAATAAACTCTGAACCTGCCAGGCTCTCCTCCATAATCAAACCACTCTCGGATATAGCCATCGCCGAAGTATGCGCTGATAACCTGCTCGCAGGCCCACTTGGTGCCTAGCTTGCTCCACACCTGCAGACCGGTCTTGATGAGCTGGCGTTTGGTCTCGATCGGCGCGGAGTTGTCATACCAGAACATGTTCCACTCCCACGCGATCTCATCCAGCTCCCACTCGTCGATGTTGTCGAGCTGGTCCCACGTCGAAAGCAAAGGCAGGCGCTGGATAACCGGCTTAGTGATGGCGTCCATACCATTAGCAAGCCCGATATCCGCTTTATCCTCTTGCATCCAATGCGGCAGCAGACGGATAAACTGTAAATCGTTTAGTCTCATGTGCTACACCACCTCATGCGTGACGGTGAGCGTGCCGCTGAACTTAGCGACCTCGGTATCGGCTACCGCCGTATACGTTGGCGAGGTAACGTCAAGGCGATACGGTCCAACCTTGTCATCACCTGGCACGAGCACAAATTTACGCAACTCGTCCGGGTTAATGTCTCTGCCGAGTTCGCCGCATTGCCACTCGACATATTGATCGATAGCCCCGCCGTCATCTTCGACGGCAGCAATAACGGCAGCCTCATCGGCTGCCGTGGTGTAATATTTAATATTGATATCGTAAGATTTTTGCGTCGGCTTTTTCGCCGTGACCCTATCGGTCATTGGCCTCACATCATCAGGACTGCACGCGGCCTGCACTTTCTCCAACACGTCATTATCCGGCAGTGCACCGCCGGTTAGCAGCGTGTAGATATTAACAACCGTCGGCTCATCCTCTGGACACTCGACATATACGTCGATAATATCTGGATCAGCTGACATCGCGTAATACTCGTAGCTGGCCTTAGGACCTGCCGTGGTAAGCGTCGCAGGCGCCAGGCGGATGCGATTTCTAAACCTGTTATCCCCCTCTGTGGTATACGGTTCGCCGTCGTCGCCGCCAGTAGTCACTGTGGTGTTGGAGACGCTCTGAATATACGGGATCAAGTCGACCAATGTGGCAACAGATCCGACGCTGTAATCGTTGTAGGCGCTCCCTGCCGTCTGACAAGTAGCGTCCACATCGACGTAAGTATCACCGGCCTGCAGTACCGCGTTTTCGTCGGTGGCAAAGTAGACTGTGCCGTCAGCCGTGATGCGCGTCCCTTGTGGGATAACTATGTTTGTTATCTGGACTGCCGACACCGTAAACCTAAACGTCGCGTATGCTGGCGAGGCTTGCAAGCGATATACGCCAAGGAACTCGCCTAAATAGTCCAGCACAACGCCGCGCGCGTACCTAAGCATTCGCTGGCGCGCCTGATCGTTAAACTTGGTGTTAAGCGTAACCTGCAACGCTGCGACGCCTTCGCCGAACATAAAACGCTCATCGCCCGGATAAAGCGTCTCTCCACACGATGCGTTAAGGCTGCTCAATACCTCAGCGCGTATTTCTTCCGGATTGTTTGAGACAAAATTATAATCTGCCATATGCTCACCACCTTAACTCTCCTGTACGTTCATGGTTAGCTCAAAGTCTCCCTGCATACCGTCCAGCGCTGCCGTGACGGCGTCATTGGCCGTGACGCGGGGCTCGTAAGTGTTGACCACCCATACTGCGTCGGCCTCCATAGCTGGCCTTGCCACGCCAGCTGGACGGTCTATCAACGAGGTGTCTACGCCTTTAAGACGTTCATATGGCACTTCGCCGCGCCACGTGCGCAACAAATTAAGCACGCACACAGCGGAATTACCATTACCTTTTTCCAGCATCATTCAACCTCCTCGATATATGGATATGTCACAGTTATGCCGTTAGCCATTAGTTTTTTCTCTGATGGACTTGGACCGGTCGAAGCAGGTGACACCTCGCCGAGCCAGCTGTTAAACGTCTCTTGGCTGATTAAACGCTCTGGCCCCTG